CCAGATCATATCCCAACATTTAGTGTTGCTCTAGCGGACAAGTATGTTCCTAAAATCGTAGACTGGAAGGATGGATGGTATGTTAGCAGGAAGATCGACGGTGCTAGATGTATTGCTATTGTTGATAGTAATGGCAATACTACCTTTTATTCCCGCACGGGAAAAATCTTTGATACTCTTGATATTGTTAGCGGTGGGATTAAAGCTTTGGGACTTACTAATGTAGTTCTTGATGGAGAGCTTTGTCTGGTTGATGAAGAGGGTAACGAGGATTTTCAAGGAGTAATGAAGGAACTTCGCAAGAAGGATCATACTATTCCCAATCCTTCCTATAAAATTTTTGATATGATTACTCATGATGAGTTTTATAGCCAGAAGGGAGAGAAAAATCGACCATTTAGTATCAGGCTCAAGAATCTTACAGAGATTATGAAGAAGAACGAATGTCCATGCTTGACACTTCTGGAGCAATCCTTGATTAAGGATGAAAACCATTTCCAAGAATTTGTCAAAGAATCTACTGAGAATGGCTGGGAGGGGCTTATGCTTCGATCAGATGCTCCATATAAAGGAAAGCGATCCAAAGACCTACTCAAATATAAGTCATTCTTTGATGATGAATATGAGGTTCTAGATACTGAAATGGGGCCATTCCGTTATGTTAAGGATGGTGCAGAATGTGAGGAAACTATGTTGAGTTGTGTTATGATTCAGCATAAGGGACATACTGTACGAGTTGGGTCTGGTTTTAGTATCGAACAAAGACAAGAGTTTTATAAGAACCCTAAGAAGATTCTTGGCAAGATTATTTTGGTACAATATTTTGAGGAGACAGAGAACGAAAAAGGCGGTATCTCTTTGAGGTTTCCTACATTTAAATACCTATATGGAGATTCTAGAGATACCTAATCTTCTTCAAAAAACTGGGAACAATTTGGGACATTTGGTGTAACTATGAGTAGGAGAAAACCAAATGAAAAAGAATAAAATCTGCTCTTCTTGTAAAGTAGAACATAATGAATGGAAAAAAGGAACATGGTGCAAAAATTGCAATAAAAAATGTCAGCAAGAATGGTACAAAAAGAATAAAGCCAATGTATTAGATAGGGTTACTAATAATTACATTCAAAATAAAGACTCTAAGCTAGAATATGCTAAAAAATATAGAGAAGAAAATAAGGACAAGGTACAAGAATATTTTGACAAGCATAAAAAAAAGATATATCAACAAAGAGCAAAAAGAGAGAAAGCAAGAAGAAAACAGGACGTGTCTTTTAAAATAGCCTATAATTTAAGGACTAGATTAAGAACAGCCATCAAGAATAATAAAAAAACGACAACGACCTTAGATTATTTAGGATGCACAATAAGTGAGTTAAAAATTCATCTAGAAACTAAATTCACAATTGGAATGAGTTGGGACAATTATGGAAAATGGCATATAGATCATATATTACCATGTTCATCATTTGATATGTCCAAAGAGTCAGAACAAAAAAAATGTTTTCACTATACAAATTTACAACCATTGTGGGCAATAGACAACATCAAGAAAAGTAATAAGATTCTTCATGGAGAAGAAAGAGACATATAGAATTATGCCACCAGCATGGAAAGAGCTAGGTTTTAGAAGTTATGATGCCTATATAAAATCTAGACTATGGTGGAATATTAGGCAATTAGTCTTAGAAAGAGATGGTAAATGTTGTCAAGTATGTGGCACTCCTTCTAAAACAGTTCATCATATTGATTACACAAAAATTATCATGCTGGGTCAGGGAGATCAGCATGAATTAATTACATTGTGTGAACCATGCCATAATTTTGTTGAGCAAGACAAGCATATTGGTAAAAAGAAAAGCTTGTTAAATAAATTATTTTGTCAAAATAGCAAAAATACTTTAGATGAATGGCAAATTTGGGCTCAAGCATTTAATAGTGATATTCAATATAATTCAGAAAGACTATTTGAGCATAACCATATCAAGAGAAAGAAACATAAGAATAAAAACAAAAAGAAACCTATCTCTACTAATGCTAATAAACCAGAAGTAATAAATACAACATCGAAAAAAGAAGAATCGTCTTTAGATGTTATAAAAAATGAAATTGATAACTATATAAAGCAACATAAAAAGAAAAAAAAGCCTAAAGCTGTTGACAATAAAGATATTAGCAATTATTTTAAAAACAAAGATCAATCATGGATTAATTCTAAAGTAAAATACTATAATAATCTTAGTGAAGATGAAATTAAAAAACAACTACGTCAAGCTTTTCCATATTTTATAAATCTTCTATTGAATCATCCTAATGCTAGTGAAAAACTTAAAAGTTGCATAAGGCCACATTTCCAAAAAAATAAACCGAAAGAAACTTTTCAACAAAAAAGAATAAGACTAGAAGAACAATACCAAAAACAAAAAGCTAAAAAGAAAACTAAGCTATCTGGTAAACTGCCAGCATGGACTACTAATCATAAAACCATTATACCTAAACAAGAAAATCCATTGATGAAATATGTGAAGGAAGTAAAGGATAAAACCGATTGACCAATTTCCAGTAATGGTGTATTTAATTATCTCGCCTTACTGGAGACATTAAATGATCAAAGTTGTTCTTCGCTCTCTGATATATCCGTGGTTTATTCTATTCGTAGGATTTTCTATAGGTTTTATTTGTAATTCAGAATGGTTTGGCTACAAATATGTTCTTGTAGAAAGATCAGTACGAAATATATTTTTTCCAATAAAGTATGATGAAAGGATAGAAGAATGGGTTAAATCTAATGGACGATTAAGATTATGGGCAAGCCTAGACTGTCCAAAAGATTTTGAAATTATTCATGAGTTTGTAAAAGGAGAAGAGCATTATTGGGCTGTTTATAAGATCAAAGACAAAAACGGAAAAGAAATTAAAGATATTGGCAGTGTTAGAGTGAAATGGAAAACATGGGAATACTACTATAAATTAGATGAGATTTTAGATAAGTCTGGCGTTACGAAATTGGATTGATTCAAGAAACGGGGCTTGACAAGACGATAGGACTAGTGTAGAATGTGAGCATACACTTTGGAACCAACCTTTGAGGACATTATGACAGAGATTGTTGTTGAGAAAAAGCCGATTGTTATGAGTACCAGCAAGGCCGATGAGTTTTTCAAGAATTTTCCGAAGGATAAGGTAGTTGCCTATAAAGACTATTGGGAGAGTGTTCGCCCCAAGACTGACGAAGATATTTTCCGTCGCTATCTCTTTGCCTATTGTTCAGTGCATACCACTTGGCAGGGTAATGTCAAGGGATACAATGCTATCAAGAATTTTAGCGAATGGGTAGATAGTAAAGAAATTCTTTTGACAAAACTCCACAAGAGTGGTGTTGGGTTGCACAATAATCGCACCGCTTATATCTGGGATTTTAGCACCAAGTTTTGGGCTAATCCTAAAGATTTTTATCTGACCACAAAGAAGTATCATGTTAAGAAACGTGATAGTATCCTCAATAAGATTAGCGGAATTGGTCTGGCTAAGATTAGCTTTGCTCTTGAGATGATTCATCCTAATGAGGCTAGGGTACTCTGCGGAGATATTCATCAACTGAGGCTTTACGATGTTGAGGCTCTGAAGTATAATAAGAGCAAGATTGGTTCACAAATCTATAAGAAGATGGAGCGGCATTGGATGGTTAACTGTGGTAAATTGAAAGTCCCATCCTATGTAGCAAGGTCGATCTATTGGGATGATCTTCAAAAGAAAGAAGATAGTCGCTACTGGAGTTATGTACTAGAATCATGAGTCCAATGAGATTTCCTAGAGTTGCTATTATGAGAGATAATGAGATAATAGAGTATGGTTATCTGAATAAAGACATGCCTCAAGGAGATGGTTCTTATTTGTATGAAATTTATGGGGATTCATCAACACTATATATTGTAAAAGAGAACGAATTTTTGTATGTAGGAGAAAATGATGAGCCAAAATGGTAAAGGGTCTAAAAGAAGAGTCAGTCTAGTTTCTCAAGATACTTGGGACAAAAACTACGAAAGAATTTTTAGAAAGAAGAAACATGGGAAGCGTAACCAATCTAAAAGAAAATAAGACACTATTCATTCCGTGTTCTTGTAAGAGTGAGATATTGGTAATAGAATATGACCATGAAATTGAGTTGGCAGATTTGGCTATATTTGAGCATTATACAAACTATAGTAATAAGATGTCATTATGGCAGAGACTAAGGTACTGTTTTCAAGTTTTAGCATATAAAAAGCCCTATGCTGATCAGATGGTGTTAGACAAAAAACAACTCAAAGATTTACAAAAATTCTTAAATGGACTTAACCTGTAAGGTGTATAATATAAGGTTGTCAAACTCATATCAAGGAGGCTAATCATGGTTGTCAGAACAGCAACAGAATATATGAACGATCAATTAGCTAATAGAGTTAAATCTCTTCAGAAAGCTTTAAATCAAGCTGAAAAAATAATGAATACCCTTGAGAAAGAAAATCAAAGACTAAAAGACGTTCTTGCTAACCTAACGTCAGAAAATAATCAAGGTTATATACTCGATAGTGAGGCTTTTAATGAGCCAGTGCTTACAGTCTAAGAACAAAAACAAAAGAATAATAACACAAATTGGGGAATATGAATATTTGGTTGAGGGAGAAAGCGATTGGGCGAAATTTGGATGTCAATCAGATATCTCAATAATAACTTCTGCTAACTTAGACGGCGGGCCATTCTTGTTAGTTGGTGATTCATTCTTGGGTAAAGGAAGAATATCATCAATACAGAATATTGACAGTGGGCGGGATGGGTATATAATAATTAAGGTTACTCTATACTCACCAAAGGAAACATCATGATTTCAGAACTCATTCCCGTTATCGGTTATCATCAAGCAATGTTAATGTCTGGCTATTCAGAATATCAGATTCAACAAATTATTAAAGGATCTACTTATGAACCAATTTCACAAGAGTAATAAGAATAGAGTTTTCTTTGGTGTTTGTGGAGGACTAGCAGAAAGTCTAGGGTTAGATGTTTCTGTAGTTAGGCTGGGATTTGTTGCTGGTGCGATTTTCACCGGAAGTATTCTTTTCTGGGCATATTTACTAATGGCTCTGGTTCTTCCAACAGAGGATTAATTTAATGGATAAGATAGTTGATGGTCAGAAAGTATTTTTTACTGCTGATCTTCACCTGGGACATAGGAATATTATAGGATATTGTAATCGTCCATTTTCTACTGGTGGAGAGATGGACGCTAAAATTATTTCTTCTATAAACGAAACAGTTGGACAAAACGATATTCTTTATATTATAGGAGATTTCTGTCATAAGGGTGGAACTGCTCTCTCATATAGAGAAAGAATAGTTTGTGAGAATGTTCACATTATTCTTGGTAATCATGATGAACCAACTAAGTTTACTAGTGGATTTTCTAGTGTGTCTGATCAGAAAATGATTCTGTATGTTAATCAAAAGATATTTATGTGTCATTATCCTATGAGAAGTTGGTCTGGTAGCTATAGGAAAAGTTGGATGCTTTATGGTCATGTTCATGGCAGACTGCATCGTGAGGACGTTGCTTCTGGAACGCTCACTCTTGATGTAGGGGTCGATAATAAAAGAGATGGGGTGGAGTTTGGTACTCCTTGGAGCTTTAAAGACGTTCAACAGCAATTTCTGGCGAGAACGAAAAAAATTTCAAGGTCGCCCATTGACAGTGACGATACTATGTTGTACAATCGAAGGAACAACGCAAGGTAAGATCAGTCGCTTGACTGAGCCTTGGTTGTAGATTGGTTAAGAATTTGGAGGTTGATTATGGCTGAAGTTACTACTACTGAGAAGCAGAGTCGTGTTCGTTGCAGTGATGACCAGTTCCTTGAGGCAGTTTTTTCCAGCAAGACCTATGCTGAGATTGCCAGTAAGACTGGTCAGAAGGTTGCTAGTACGATGGCTCGTTATGCTCGTACAAAGGCCGCTCTGGCTAAGAAGGGCATTGAACTGCCAGCGATGGAGCGAGCAAAGCCCACAAAGACTGTGGATAATGTCGAGGCTATGGCTGAGACTGTTCGCCGTCTAAAGGCTGCTCATTCTAACGGCTGAGTCTTAGTGTAAACCAAATGCTTCCAACTACATCCCTCATAAATATTGGTAGAGACACATAGACAAACATCTAACCAATCGTTATGATATGTAGCTTGGAAGTATACGGGAGCGTAGTCCAACGGCAGAGACAATGGACTTATACAATTTGAGTGCTTAAAGAGAAATCTTTGATGTAGAACCTGTCAAATTCGGTGGAGGCTTAACTGCTAATACCGAGCCAAGCTTAATAGAAATATTATGAAGGTGTAGAGACTTGACGGCAGGAACCTAAAACGAAAGTTATGGTTAAGATAAAGTCCAGACCACAAACAGAAATGGTAGTGAAAACTATAGTGGCAAGAAAATCCATCCAGTGTGAGTTCGATTCTCACCGCTCCTACTTAATCCTTTTTAAATGAGTTTACTCTTATGACATTCGACCACTGGATAAATGAAGTTGAAGGATATAGCGTCAGACACGAAAGAGCTATAAGCGACATAAGAAATTGTGTTGCAAAAGGAAAGACTGACGATATAATCAAATGGTTGATGGCAGCGTATGCTATGGGCCATGAACAAGGTTATGATGTTGGATATTATGATGCTAATGAAGAATGTCAAGAAAAGTTTGATGAATATCGAATGGGAGATGACTTTTAATTTATGACATATAATCTATACAATCTAACTAAAGAAGAAATTAAGATAGCAATTATTCAATATATTGTTGAGAACAAAAAGATTTCTACTAGTTCAGAAGTTTCCATAATGGAGAATAAGTATGATATTAGATTCATCGTTGAAGATACTTATCAGAAGGACAGTTTGACAGGCTTCTATAAGCCTGAATTTAAGGGAGCAGAAATTACTGTCTTAGAATGAACGGATCTTTTAGTCTACCAAAAGCCAAGAATGGTTGTGATGTTATTCCAAGACTTGGCGAACTCTTCTTATACCAGTATGATAGCATTGCTGAGTTGTGGGATACAAGAATTGGAGATGGCAAAACACCAGCAAAAGACCTGCCTCGTTTAGCTAACCATGATATATACGAAAGAGTAGCTAAATTGGAAAGAGAAATAGAACAGCTAAAGAATGATCGAAGAATATGAAAATTGGGAAGATGGAATAAGAAGGACATTTATAGAACTAGCAACTTATATGGAAAAACACGCTAATCCTCTTGAGAGTATTATTGATTTTGCTTGGGCTTCTGGGGCTGATCTTTTCTTTGTGCAAAATGCCAAAGATGAATTGAAAAAACTAAAAGAGAAAAATAAAGAATGGGCTGAAGAAGTCTATAGAGCTAATGAATTTGCTGTTGAACAGACAAACGAATACTTGGAAGTGTCTCAGCAGATGCAGTCTTTAAAAGATTCTCTTGATAAGCCTGTTGCTTGGGCCAGAATTAATGGTCGTGGTGATTTGTTTGATTTAAGAACTCAAAACAACCCTTATGTTGATCAAAATACTGTAATTCCTCTTTATAGGAAAAATGATGGGTAATACTCTTTGTAATGGTAGGATTAAGAATAATAATCCCAAATCTCCCATAGAATATTTTTTACTGGTTACTGTAAGAGAATATAGTGATTATGAGGGAGGTACTTATATAGATGAAATCAGAACATCTGCGGAATTTTTAGAAAAAGAAAAGGATGCTTATGATGACCCCTTTTATCAAATATATGGATCAGTACCAGTTGATAGTGATGGTCTACCGGGAACTGTTTTTCTTGGAGAGTTTCATTCTATAGATAAGGCAAAAGCTTTTCTATATAATATAACTGGTGAAATTCCTCAAGTTATCTCTTATTAATATGGTAAGTACAAAATATAAAGTTGATTTATCTGACTACTATAGTGAAAACGGTGGTTATTGTACTTTGTTTAAAGTCTCTAATGAACCATCTTTAGGATTCAAAGAATTTATTTCTAAGTCTAGAGCATCATACGCCAGACAAATTCAGTCCAAATTAAGTAGTTATGATCTTGCTCCCAAGGTCTGTTCTGAATTGTGCAAAATGAGGTACGAGCCTTTCTTTCCTCATAAAATAAGTGGTTGGGGATATGTTACTGAACTGGCTAAAGAAAGTAGCGAAAAAACTAAGCTATGGAAAATACAAGAATTAGTAGAATCTATATATGACAAAACAAAGTTAAAATTTTGGGACTGTCACACAAAAAATATTGGTTATATTATAAGAGACGGTAAAGCTAAATTGGTTTGCATCGACACGGGTAAAGAAACCTGGGATGGTTATGCTAATTATTTTGGAAATTCTGATCCCGGCCCAAAATGTTCATATTGTTTAAAATACCAATGTAAGTGTGAAGGAATTTAAAATGCCATATATCAAAGAACAAGATAGAAAAATACTAGATAATCATATAGATAGTTTAATTTTTGTATTTAAATGCTCCTTAGAGGGAGAAATTTGCCAACAACAAAACTTGACAGACAATCAAACAATGATGCTTTTAGGTAAAATTAACTATTGTTTTTCTCGAATATTAGGTGGGATTATGGGAGACATTTCATACTCCAAGATTGCTATGATTACTGGTGTATTAGAGAATATTAAGCAAGAATTTTATCGTCGTGCAGCAAGCTCATACGAAGATAAGAAGATTATTGAAAATGGAGATATTAAAGAATATAAACGTCTATAATAGGTAACTACTTATGTCAAGAGATATTGAGAATATTAACAAAGAGATAATCAAAGCTAATAAAGAGATACATCAAATAGAAGACAATCTTTCAAAAGATATTAGCGAGTTAAAGAAACTTATCAAAAATCTAGACAAAAAAGTAGATCTTGTTCTTAATAAAATTCAAGAATTTGAAGTTGTTATGGACGCAATTGAATTAATGGAGGAACAAATAGACGAAGAAGAAGAAGAAGATGAATATAATACAGAATGGAATCCTTATGAAGATGAGGATTTTGATCCAGGCGATTATGATAATGAAGATAACTAATGGCTAGTTTAGCTCTACTAGTAACAATTATTTTTTTATCTGTGCTAATTATAGGGCCAATGAGTTATCTTTTGTCATTATTTGATTGGATGCCAAAGTTTGTTGTATGGATTATGGGACTTCTTTGCATACTTGTCGGAGGGATGACATTCACTTTGCCAGTGCCATTTTTAAAAGTTTTGGGTCTGATAGACATAGCTATCGGTTTTAAAATAATCTCAGACAGACAACAAAAGAAAAGTGATGCTTGACAAGATGGTTTGCCGATGGTATACTTGAGCCATCACAGGAACGATAACACTTTTGGAGAATACAGATGAAGTTGGCAGATAGGACGATTGAGACTCACAGCGTTGGAGTTGCAAGCAGGAATCAGTTCAATATTGCTCAGACGAGCAAAATGTTTAAAATCCTTTCAGACTCTCTTTACTCTGATAAGGTTATGGCTGCGATTCGTGAGCTTTCTACTAATGCTTATGATAGTCATATCTCTGCCGGGAATAAGAATCCCTTTAAGGTGACTTTGCCTACCGCTGCCAATCCTACCTTCGTAGTCAGAGATTATGGCACTGGTCTTAGTCAGGCCGATATGGAGGACTTGTATACAACTTATGGTGCGTCCAACAAGAATGATAGTAATGATTTTGTTGGTTGTCTTGGTCTAGGGTCTAAGAGTCCCTTCGCGTATACCAAGAGTTTCACCACGGCATCATATTACAACGGTAAGAAGTATACCTATATTGCTGCGATTGACGAGAGCGGAGTGCCTACTCTGAATCTTTTCAATACTTCAGATACGTCTGAGCCTAATGGTCTTGAAATTAGTTTCGCTGTTAAGCAGCATGATTTCCAAGAGTTTACCGACAAGGCTAAGAGAATCTTCCACTATTTCCGCATGAAACCCATCCTTGAAGGTGGTATCGGAAATAATCTGCAAGATCATAAGTATAGTAATACCAACATCATCATTAGTGGTGAAGGTTGGAGGGTATGCCGACTTAATAATGATAATAGTTATTTCCCTAATGGTTATCATCGAATTGATAGTGGTATCGTAGCTATCATGGGCAATATCGCTTATCCTGTTCAGACCGCACAGATTGTTGGTCAAGAGAAGGATGAGATGCCCGATCATATTCAGAAGTGGAATAGGGCTTTCCAGAAAGCAGATATTGATTCTTGGAAGAGTTTCGTTGGAGAGATTCTGAACTCCGGCCTTTATCTTGAGCTTGATTTTGGTATCGGTGAACTGGAAATGGATGTTAGCCGTGAAGGTTTGCAGTATACTAAAGATGTTATCAAGACACTGCGTAAAAAGACTCAAGAAATTTACATGGAGATGAAGGAAGAATTCTCCAAGAAAATTCAAGCTGCCCAAAACAAGGTAGAAGCAATTACTTCATACTATGCTATGAATGAATTGGCTGGCGGCTGGGGTGTTGGTGCTACTTGGACTGATCCCAAGGGTAAAGATCATCCTATCAACTCTGGCAATGACTTGGAATATAAAATTCCTGCCGGTAAGAGTCTGTACGTTTTTAATTACAAGACTGCTGGCTATCGTTCTCGCCGCCAAGTTGCTCTGACAGACAGAATCCATCATGAAACTCTTACTGGTAAAGGTTCCTATTACTGGAATAATCAGAAAAAGAAGGGAACGATGGCTTTCTTTGTCTGCGACGTTGCTAGTGAAGAAAGTGCCAAGAAAATTCTTACAAGATATTGTAATGCAAACGATTGCTTTGCTTATCTGATGATCGACACTAAGGATCATACAAAAAGCGGAGAAGGTTTTGATCAACTGATCGAAGATGTTGGGGCTGGAAATCTGCTCAAGGTTTCAGACTATAAACATCTGACACAAAGTTCTGGCCCAAGAAAGTCTTACAATAGAAATTCTAATGGTAGTGTTAGTGATCAAGATGTATTCTTTATCCACGGTTATGATAAGGACAGTAAGCAGATTACTAATCCTTATAATGATGCTACTTGTCTCAGAATTCTTTCAGAAGAACAACTAGAGGATTTTCTGGAACAGGATGAGATTGTGTATGTTCCTATGCTTCGTTATAAGACTGAGCCTGAGTCTGGTTATCCTGAGATTAATGACATCGCTATTACTCTTAGTGATGATAAACTCAAGAGTATAGTCAAGGACTTGGTTGGAGATAGTAAGGTTTATGCTATCAAAACAGCTTTTGCTAAAAAGCTTGAGAAAGACGGATATAATCTTGTTAACTTCAATGATTTCTTGAAGCGTCAACTTAAAGTTGTTGCTAACAAGCACTTTAAGAATCTTGCTTCTATCAACAAGCTTGTTGAATATTGCAAGAAAGATTTTGCAACTGAAGAAAAGACTACTGGCGGCTATAGATATTGCCAGTATGGAACAACCGATAAGCAGTTTATGTTTCATGTTCTGAGTATCTTTGGATTGGATTATGATAAGTTTATTGGCAATAAGACTCTTGTTGATTGCTTGAACAAAACAATGCTAACAGAGTTCTTTGCTAATACTGTTCATATTCATCCTTTTAATATCACTAAGTTCAGTCAAACAGAATATCTTTCTCATATTTCTAAGCTTATGAAAGAGGCTGGGATTGAAGATGTTGATAGTAAAGAGATTCGTAATGCTAATTTGGCCTATAACACCTTGACAAACATGATTGTCACTCGTTTGTATTCTGTGACTAATCAAGACAAGGCAGAGGGTTATCTCAAGATTATTCGTGGAACTTCTACTGAAGATCTTAAGAGATGGAAAATCTCTGAAATTAGGGAGAAGATTAAGGCTGAAGTAGACAAGAATCCTATGCTGAAATATATGATGGGAACTCATCAAGTTAGCGGCAATCTGACAGACCTAAAGCCTAGTCAGAATCCTATTCTTGAAGATCGTAGTTCCTATTATGGAAAGTCTAGCAAGGATTGGATTGAGCAGATGAGTCAGGAGAATATTGACCTTTTTAAGATTCAGTTGAGTAGTTTGATCAAGTAGTCAGGAATTTCTCAAGACCCCTTGACAAGCTTGCCGATTAGTGTAAAATGACAGTATCACAGGTATCGTAACTAAAAGTATTAGGAGTTTGGATTATGGCTGTTCCGTTTATGTTTGTGGATGGTAATTTGACGCTGGTTCTTAACAACCAGAGTTATCAGGTGTTGCCGGATCATATCAACTATAAGTTGATTCTGGAAAGACTTCCTACTGCTACGGCAGAGGAACTCTTGGAAGTTGTTGATGTTCAAAAGGCTGTTGCTACTTTTAGCGATGGTCTTGTGGAGATCAAGAACGGTCAGGTTCTCTACGAGGGTGAGGAAGTTCATGGTAGTATTAGTAAGCGTATTCTGGAGTTTATGAGCAAGGGATTGCCGTTTCAGCCCCTTGTTAATTTCCTGAATAATCTCATGGAAAATCCAAGTATGCAGAGTCAGAAGGAACTGTATGATTTCTTGGAACATGAGAATTTGGCTGTAACTTCCGATGGATATTTTTTGGCCTATAAAGCTGTTCGTTCAGATTTTAAGGATAAGTATCGTGGTGTTTTCGACAATAGTGTTGGTAAGGTTTGCGAAATGACACGATCTAAAGTTGATGACGATAGAGGTAGGGGTTGTTCAAATGGACTTCATGCCGGGGCTTTAAACTATGTTGCTGGGTATGGTAGTCTTGAGAATGGAGATCGAATTGTGATCGTCAAGATTAACCCGAAAGATGTAGTCAGTGTCCCAAGTGATTGCAATTATGAAAAACTTCGTACTTGTCGATATGAAGTTGTTGCTGAATATGCAGGAGAATTACTTAAGCCTCTGTATTCGGAAAATTTTAGCTATGATGATAATGATGACGAAGATAATGATGATCACTTGACCGATGAAGATTATTGGTCTCAATTTGACGATTCTGACGAAGATGATTATGAGGACGATTTTGACGATGAAGAGGATGAGGATAATTTCTAAAAAATAAATCATGCCCTCGGAGTTTGAAAGGTGTATTAAAAGGTATACTTTCATTCTCCGGGGGTTTATGATGACTATTAAAGAAATTATCAAGGATAAGAAAAGATTCAAGCAGCATATACTTGAAGGTAAAACCTCGTATGAGTTAGCCGAATTATATGGATGTTCTAAATCATCTATTCATGAGGCTAAAAAACGACTAGGGTACTTAACTAAAAACTTAAGACCACACGATAAAACAAACAGAAAAGCATTAGGTATAACCAACTGTGAAATTTGTGATAAAAAAAGCTCAATGAAAACTTGTAGTAAATGCGCTAACAAAATCATTAAAATAGCAAAGAAAAAAATTCTAATAGAACAACTGGGCAACAGATGTGAAAAATGTGGATACAATAAGTGTCAATCGGCATTAGATTTTCATCATTTAGATCCTGCGATCAAAGAGTATGCGATAGGAGAAATTAATACAAATTTTGAAAAACTGTTACAAGAAATAAAAAAGTGTAAACTGCTTTGTAATAGATGTCATAGAGAGTTGCATTATGAACTATCTGATAGTGATAAATTTACCAAAAAAAGCGAAGTGAAAATTAATAGAACAATGGAAAGTCTCAAGAATAAATATGGAGTTAGTAAATAGTCAAGGTGGTGTTTGGAACTTGTAAGATAGTACCTATATAGTTTTTACTATCCTACAATAACGGTTCGATTCCGTTACCATCTTTTACGATATTGCTTTTGATGGTAGTGTTTACTATCCCAATATCAAAAATGTAGGTAGGAAGTGGAAAAAGGAAAACAAATGTTTAGCGATACTTTGGCTTTTAATCCGTTTGATAAGACTCATAGTGCTATTGGAACAAGAGATCAGATTACTTTGAGGAATAAGTTTTTTGAGTCTTTTGGTGGTCAGCAGATTTTCTGTTACAATGGTGATCCTCGCAAGAAGATCAGTAGCATGAATCATACAGATCATCTCACCACCGTTGCTATTGCAAATGATAACCAAGGTGCTGATGCTTATTTCTACGTTAATGGTGGACGTAAACAATATGCTATTAGTAGAATTCGTGCTTGTTTTGTTGATATGGATGCTGGACGAGATGATAACGGTAACTATTTTAAGCCCAGTGTCGTAATGCAGAAGAAAAGGGGATTCTTGAATTATATCAATAACTTTCCAGTAAAGCCAAGCTGGGTTGTTGATACTCGTAATGGTTATCAGTGCTATTGGATTCTAAACCCAAATACTAATAGTCCTCATAAGACTTATTGGAATGGTATTCAAAAGAAACTGGTAAATCATTTTGGTGGTGATGCCCGAGCTATCAAAATCAATCAGATTTACAGAATCCCTTATACTTGGTGGAGGAAGGGTTGGGAAGGAAAGCAACCTTATTTTACCAGTATTTTGTCTGGATCAACTGGTAATCCGATAAATATTGAACAACTTAAAGAGGCTCTTGATGGAGTTTCTGCTGTTGTTAATATTGTTGCTAATAAGACTAGCGACGAATGGTTTAAAGAATATGCCAAGGCTTATAAAAAGTCTGACATCACTGGAGTTCCAGTTGCAATTAATGTTGCTACAACTATTGCAAATCAGATGAAGTCTTTAAACCTTAACACATATACCAACAGCACAGAAGATATCAAGACAAAGTATGTCTATTCTGGTCATGGTATGTTCAACAAGGCTTATGGTGATCCTACTCCAGTATCTCCTGTTACTGAGGACGATACAGATGCTATTGAGCCGCTTCCTGTTGACGCTGGGGGCGAAGATTTAGATCTTGACGGTTCCCAGACCAAGCTTTTAAAAACGGTCGTGGAGTTCCTTAATCAAGTCTCAACACCCCTCTACTTTAGCAACAACAGGTTTCTTTCTAATGCTGCTAAAGAACTAGCGTCTAAGATTAGTGATAAATTTTGTATCGGGTGAAATATGCACGAAGATTATGAAGATGATGACTACGATGACTATGGTGATAGTCAGGACAATTTAGAGAGTCATTATAAAAAGTATTTCAAGTTTGACCCCGACGCTTGGGATGCTTGGGGAAAAATGTTATATGATACTCTAAATGAAATAGTTGAACATCCTTCAAACGTATGGTATATTGGCCCGAGCTTTCCTAAAGGTTCGTTACCTGTGAATGATTACTTCTCCAAATCAGGGAACTTCAAAAACTCCCTGTATTTGGGGAACAATCATTACAAAGAACCAATTTACAAAACAAAATATTTTATTCACAACAAATTAGATACTGAGTATAGAAATCATTTAATAGCAAACGCTGTTCACTTTTTACAACAGCCGAATTATTATGATGGTATGTTTGATATTTTAAACTGAAAGACACGGATGTTATGTTACCAGCATTATTTTTATATTTAGCGATGGCTTTTGGTTCTTTGACAGAAACTCCGTTAATAGCATACGATCTTGCAACCAACATGAGCCAAGCAAAAAGAATTGAGTGGACAAAAATGACAGATGATGCCGGTAATGTAAGATTTACTATTACCTTTTACGAAATGCCCATACTAGCAGAATTGGGATTTGAAAGAACATTTGTAGACAAACACAATAACTGTCAAACAGAACTCAAAGATAAATAATTATGACCACATATTTTAAAACACTATTTAATAGACCAGAATACAATAAAACATTCGATAGTATGTCTGACTCTATTAGAGAGATAGAAAAAAGACTTAATGAAGATAGAGTAATAGTAGAAGCAATTGTGGAAAAAGATAAAAAAACAGATAGGGTGGTCACAGTGTACAAACCAGAGTTCTCTGCTAAACTGATGTGGACAGAGATTCCAAAGTACGAAGGAGTAACCCTAGTTCAATGAAAAATGAACAATGGTTTTTTATAAATGATTTTGATGACTTTGTTGACCATTCAAGATCATTAGTTTTTAAATTTTTTGGAGCTATAAAAGAAGTAGAACACGATTCTATGGTGGCATCCATATCTGAAATGAGCAAACAAGAAATAGAGGAGATGAATGAGACACTAACCCATGATGAATCTGCTATTATAATTAAAAACCACGCAAAGAAACAGATAAATAAAAAAACAAAAGAAGTAAGATATTGTTTAACTGATAAACTTCTTCAAACTATTATAGAAGATCTGAATAATAGAATGATTAGTAATATATTAAATTCCTTGGTTAATAAAGGAATTCTTGATAGTGCGTACGATAGTGATCAAAACGATTTTATTTTTTGGGTGAAAGAAGAAGATGATACAAAATCAAACCAAAAGCCTGAAACCGATTAGTCTAGATGCTCAGTTTAAATATAAATGCACAAATACAGAGTGCGAATCAGAACATTGGCTATTTTTGAATCAAGTTCAAGTGAAGGGTTTTAAACTTGTATGTGATTGCGGGAATGTTTATAAGATACGCCAGATAGCAAATATAAAAACACAATTCTCAAAAAAGACCACAAAACCTAGAACAGAATCTAATAAGTCATCTGAAATAGTTACGAAAGAGGAGCCTGAGTATCTTAAAAAAGCATATAAAATTTTGGAAAACTATGGTTTTTCTAACAAAGAAGCTGTAGATTTGGTAAATAAAGTATACGATCTTACTAATCAGAATAATCCTTTATTGTTAGTGAAGGATGCTCTGAAAATTTTTGGAGGAATGTGAATTATGGCAAATGTTACAAGGCCGAAGAGTTTTGATGAAATCATTGGTCAGGGCGACGTTATTGAGCGTCTACGCATCTCTGCTATGGGCTGTAAAATGTCTAGCAGTGTGCTGCCTCATGTTTTAATAGACGGCCCTCCTGGGCTTGGCAAGACTACCATAGCGAGTGCTATAGCAAACGAAATGGGGGTCAGTCTTTATACTCTCAATGCTGCTAATATTCGTAGCATAAAAAATCTTTTGCCATATATTATGGGAATCTCTGCTAGGTCTGTGTTGTTTATTGACGAAATACACAGGTTGCCCAAAACAGTAGAGGAGTTTTTGTATCCTATCATGGAAGATTTTGTACTTAGTATATCATCAGAAGATGCTCCAGAAACTATTGATCTTCCAATGTTTACTCTTATCGGAGCGACTACTAGTGGGGGAAGTTTAAGTCAGCCATTTTATGACAGGTTTACAATCAAAGAACATCTTTCTTTCTATACGGATGATGATCTAGCTAAAGTAGCAAGATTGAACTCTGCTAAATTAGATCTAGAAATCTCTGATGAAGATTTGGTTGAGATAGCAAAAAGAAGCAAGGGTACTCCGAGAATTCTTAATGCTAGACTATTATGGTATAAAAACTACAAGATATGCCATACCGATCCATGTACAATTGATACCATTTTTTCTACTCAGGGTATAGATAGTAAGGGTTTGGATCTGTATGATAGGCTTTATATTGATGCTTTGAGACGAAGCAAGGGTAATCCTTTGGGTCTTAAGTCTATATCAGCAATGACTGGAATAGCTTTAGATACTATCGAGAATAGTATTGAGCCGTTTTTGGTTCGTAAGGGTTATGTTGTTCGTACCCAAAAGGGCAGAGTCATGGGTACGATATAGGAAAACTACGGGCCGATTACAACCCCATTTTTAAAATTAAGGAGCGAGCAATCGCTCCTTTTTTCTTTTATAGTATGGTGTAAATTTGGTAAGGAGGCTATCCACATGATAGATACTGCATCTCTGTTAAGTATAATATTGGTACTTTTTAATTTTGTCTCTTTTGGAATTGGTTATATTATAGGAAGATTAAACAATAGTAGTTATACAATGATTGAAAAACCAATATCAAAAAGAAACAAACAATATAATAATAATGAAAAAAGTCAAAATAAGATTATTATAGATGACAGAAAATTTGTTACAGATATAAGTGTTGATGGGATGGAGAAAAAATATAACGAATTAGGAAATACAAGATTGTCAAACGAGAATATTTCCGAGTCTGTTAATAAACTACAAAATTTAAAGAGGTGAATTATGGCTAGGGGTCTTGACGTAGGAACAAGCTATATTGTTTTATCTGAGGACAAAGGAGATAAAGTACAATACAAAGACTTTAGAGATGCCTTTTATATCATCAAGCCATCTACTCCAGTAGCAACAAAGATGATAGAAAAGGGATTGGCTGGAAAAGTCTTTATTAAAGATACAGACGGTTCTTTTATTATCCTCGGACAAGATGCTATTGAAAAAGCTATTGAGAGAAACGACACCGCTAAAAGACCAATGTACAAAGGAGTTGTTTCTGCAAAAGAGAAAGATGCGAAAAGAGTCTTAGCTTTTATATTAAAGGAAGTAGTCGGGCAATCTTCGGAGCCCCTTGAAAAGATCGTTTTTTGTGTTCCTGCTCAACCAGTAGACCAAGAAGATGAAGATTTTGATGTTGGATATCATGAAGATGTAGTCAAAACTATTTTAGATAGCTGTGGATATAACGCTAGATCAATTAATGAAGCTGAAGCTTTATGCTATGCTGAGTTAGCGGATAATGATTATACTGGTATAGCTATTAGCTGTGGTGCTGGTATGACTAATGTTTGTGTAATGCTAAATGGTGAACCCACTGTTGTATTTTCCACAACTAAATCTGGGGATTGGGTAGATAGAATGAGCGCCGTAGCCACAGGGGAACCGGATAGTGTCGTACAGGCTGAGAAAGAGGGTGGAAATTTTAATGTTGGTCAGCATAATGATAATCCTATATTAGCAGCTGTATCGTCATATTATGATCGTTTAATAGATTATACTACTAAACAATTAACAGCAGCACTAACAGATCATAAAGCTTTACCAAAGTTTAAAGACCCACTAACAATAGTCATTGCTGGTGGAACATCACAAGCTGGTGGTTATATTGAACATTTTAAGAAAAAACTATCAGAAAATAATTTTCCTTTGTCTATTAAAGAAGTTAAGCATGCCGCCGATCCGTTACATTCAGTGTCAAAAGGATGTTTAATAGCTGCGAAAGTATTGTAATAAATGACAAACAGAATGAACGGACAAAATGAGCGGAAAATACTTCCGCCATCTCCAACACCAACCAGAACACCAACAGAAACTCCAAAACCTCCAAGGATAGGGTCGGATGATGGGTGTCCTTTTATAGATAGAAATTCCCTTAGTAAAACGCCTACTAAGACACCTACTAAAACTCCAACACCAACTAGAACCCCTAAAAAAACGCCAACACCGACACCAACACTTACCCCTACAATAACTCCAAGCATTACTGTAACTAGAACAGTTACCCCAACAAGAACACCAACTAGAACACTAACAAGAACAGTAACCCCTACCGTAACTCCAAGCATAACAACAACTAGAACAAACACCCCTACTAATACAAGAACACCAACTGCAACCCCCACTAATAGTCGAACAGCTACATCGACCCCTACACTAACTCCTAGTATTACTCAGACCAATACACAGACACCAACACCTACGCAAACACCAACGCAAACACCAAGTATTACAGTAAGCCAAACCCCAACAGTTACTATCACAAGATCTGCTACTGCTACAGTAACACCCTCTATTACTCCTTCTATCACAATTACTGCTACTCCGACAAATACTCCAAGCCCATCTACTGTTACATGTTGTGAGTGGGACGGTAATACATTCTTACAGTTTGATGCTTCTTGTGGCAATTTAGTCATTCCAGTAGCCTATACAAAAACAGCAGCAAATACATGGCAAGCTAGTGGAAGTTTATCATGTGGAGATACTTTTAGTTCTACGATAACATGTGATCCAAATGCTAGATACACAGGATCAGGTTCATGTATAAATAAATGGACTTCTTCATTAACCATATCCTGTGTTACTGGTCTAATAATTACTGGAATAAAAGAAGCCTGTCAATGTAACGCTCCTCCTATTTGGAGTTTTGTTGGCAATTTTGATAATTGCAGTTGTTGCACTCCTACTCCAACAAGAACACCAACCCAAACAGTCACCAGAACGCTAACTCCAACGCCTTCATTAACAGCATCTCAGACATTAACGCCATCTCCAAGTAGAGCTACTTGCTGCGACTGGAATGGTTTGACTACATTTGTATTAAATTGTAACAATATAACCAGAACTATAAGTCTAGATTTGTTATTTACTAAAGTCATGCCAAATTATTGGACTAGTAGCGGCACATTGGCTTGTGGCGATACATACTTTATGTCAGTTACTTGTGATCCTAGTGTAGCATATACTGGTTCTAGTTCATGTGCTAATAAATGGACAGCAAGTGCTAATATTTCTTGTGTTGGAGGATTAAATATAACTGGAATATCTACTGCCTGTCAATGTAATGTTCCTCCAGTATGGGCATTTGAGGGAAATACAAGTAATTGTAATTGTTGTACTCCACCGCCTAGCCAAAGTCCGACCCCAACGCCAACAAATAATTGTCAGTTATTAACTCCTAGTATTCAAAGTGCTGCCTGTTCATGTATAAAGGATGGTACTG